TCTTCCAAAACAACAAGAGCGGTGGCCCGGCTATATCACTGTGGAAACAAAAGCCGGGTCACTTTAATAAAAACCAATAGATTAAACCTATTGTCCGTGATACTCCATTTCATTCATATTTCATTTCAAGTTACCAAAAGTTAAACTCTTGATTATGAGCAAAATAAGGTTGTGAATATTTGGTTAACTCGCTGATAATGAGTATCTTTACAATACTAAAACAAATCAATATTACTAACAATTAAAAGACAAAGAGCAATGAAAGCAACTCATATTTTTACAGAGAAATTTGATACAAGAAGAAAACTTGCCAACAGAGCACTGAAAGCAATGAATGACATCTGTGACTACGATAATGGTACAATTCGCAACCCTTATGAGCTTGCAAGTTCTGTAATGAAAGATGGTAGAACACTTATCCAAACTATCTATGAAGATGGCGAGGTACAATACAATGATGGGTGGTATATCGTAGAAGTTGACGAATATTGTATGTATGTTGACTTAACAGGTATTGCTACTAAAGAAATGGGGATTGAGAAGTATGAGTATATTGACGAAATCAGCGAATTTGAAGAGATTGAAGTATTAGTATAATTTTAACTAGCAGAGCGAAAGCCTTGCACAATATATAAGAGCAATGAACACATATTACAAGTTTGCGCCAAACGTATTTTTGGCAAAGTGCGAAGAAAAGCACGAAAGAGGTGAGGAAATTCTAGTTACAACCAAGTATGGAAAAGAGAATGAAAGTATCGTTTTTAATCTGATATTTGAGCGTGACGGATTCTATTATTACTCCATCGTAAGAGCTGACGGATTCAACGTACAAGAATGGGCAAAACGTAGAGCCGAACGTAGACGTGAATGGTCTGTATCAGCAAATAAAAAAAGTCATGAATATTTCGAAAAGTCAAATAAGGACAGAGATTTTCTTTCACTTGGAGAACCTATTAAAATAGGGCATCATAGCGAAAGACGACACAGAAAAGCAATAGCGGATGCTTGGAGAAACATGGGTAAAAGCGTTGAATTTAGTGACAAAGCAACAGAACATGAAAGAGAAGCCGAATACTGGGACAAGCGTGCTACAACCACCAACCTATCTATGCCGGGAAGTATTGACTTTTATGCGCACAAGCTGGAAGAAGCCAAAGAATATCATGAAGGTGTAAAGTCAGGCAAATATCCACGTGAACACTCCTACACTCTTACTTATGCCAAAAAAGCAGTAAATGAAGCTCAAAAGAATTATGATCTTGCAGTAAAATTATGGGGGTAATAAGTGACGAATAATCATTGTTAAATCTAACGGATAAAAATCGTATGCTATCATCGATATTTTACAATCGAAAACTTTCCGCTCATATCTTGACAAGGACGATTTAAGGAATGAGTTAGAAGATATGATTAAACGATTCATTAAACGGACAGAAAAGAAAATCAACGAAAATCTATAAATCATCAGTTATGACACAAAAAGAAGCATTAAAACAATTAGAAAAGTACTGTCATGCTAATCGAATGCATCTAACCGCTTCGTCATTCTCTTATGGGTATTATGCGTTCGTAATACACGACGAATCATTTACCGGGGATAGAGTAATAGAAGGGGGCATTCCATGTCACAGGATAAGCGGGTATCTGAAACCCACAGAATTGTTGATATGGATTGATGGGTATCATGCAGGATTGCAAAATTCAAAATTAAATAAAGGGAATATAGAATGAAATGCAAATTCAGAATAATCGAAACCTACTCGAAGGTAGTGGAGGTAGAAGCATAAAACATGGATTCCGCTCATGAGAAAGTAGAAGAAATGATAAACACAGAAGAAATCGCCCTTACTGACGATGATTTTGAAGACATCGAAATTTACCCTTATGGAAACCAAAACAAGTAAAGCTATATCCCTACTCCACTCCGGCTATTTGAAAGAAGCATTAGCTATATTCTCTACTTTTCGAGTTGGTTTCTCCAAAGAAGAACGTAGAACATTGAAGATAGCACATGAATGCCTATCCGGTAATTCTGTTTTCTATCAACAACTCGGAATCGACACAGACAAGGAGATAGAGAAAAGTAAATCATTATTATTTGAAAAGTATGGGCAGAGGTGGTTATCGTAAGCCAAAGACAGCATCGGAAATGTTCCGTGATTGCATTCGTCCATACAATAATCTGTATGAGCTTTATATGTCTGGTAAAGATGCAGATATATACATTCGATGCAAGGATAAGTATGGACGTGAAATAGTGTTTGCAACTGGTTTGTTTGCACAGATACTTGACCAAAAGTCGCTGAGAGACAAAAAGTTAAACAAAGTTTAAGTAAGCAATATTTTAAACACAAACTACTGATATTCAATATATTATTTGTATCTTTATATATCCAAAATAACCACTTAAACAATAAGAGCAATGAATAGAATACAACAAATGACAGCTGAATTGAGTCAGATACTACACTCTGACACCTACCAGTTCGAAATCGATACCGAAGATTATGTTTTCGGATTCAAGAAAACCATAAGAAAGCGTACTAAAAATTTAGCAAAAGCTATTCAATTACAAGTTAAGCTAGCTAATGACTGCGGGCGTTTCCTATCCGATACAGTTAGAATAGTAGCCGTGAGAATATATAGGAACGGTGAGTTAAGAAAAGAACTCCGTGCAGAAGAAATAACATCAACGTATAACGGATAAAATACAGAGCAATGGAAATATCAAAGAAATTAACAAGCAAGGGGAGTTTTGCTATTCTACACGAAATAGAAAGTCGCAAATATCCCGGCGGTATAAAATTCTCAGATTGGCAAGAGCAAAAGGAAAAAGCGAAGTTGGACGCAATCAAAAATCTCGTACCCGAAGTTGGACTTGGCTGTACGGTCTGCTATTACTCGGATAAACGAGCGGCAACAGTTACTAAAATTATTTCTCCATGCAAGATTGAAGTTACTTTCAATCAAACCAAATGTATAGACTATTATGCCAGCGAATATGAAGTCCTACCAGAATTGGAAGGAGCACCAAAAGTGTTCACCAAAAGAAGGAATGGATATTGGGTAGCAGAAGGGCAGCATTACAAAGATGGAGTTCTGCTTATGTTGCATTATCAAAATCACTATATAGATCCACATTTTTAGCATTAAAAGCAATGAAAGCAAATAAAATTGTGTTTCTATACCAGCCCTGTATGGTAATTGTATGTGAATCAATAGAGACCCCTAATTCCACAGACCCAGAAACAAACGATTTGAGGGAATATGCTAGAATAGTGAGGTTTTCATATGAAACAAAATTTTTCCCTAAGTTTGAGTTTCTTCCTGCCGGTTCAATCGAATGGGCTAAACATGCAGATATGCTTAGTAAAAAACAGAGAGACAGCATAGAAAGATGTTCCCAGCGATTGCGATATGAAGACAAAGATCGGATTGATTATTTCGCTAAGCTAAAAGAAACGAGTATCAAATCACATAAATCATGAGCAATGAGAACAGCAACATTGAAAGAGCCATATAAAGGCTATAGAAACATAATTCTAATCGAATATTGGCCGAACATACATAAATGGGAAGTCGAGATTTGTGGAAGTGGTAAACATATTTTTGTATATGAAGACGAATTTGAGGAGGATTAAGCCATGACATACGAAGATTTGAAAGAAGAAGATGTTAATAAGATGCGGAATCTTAATCGCAAGAATCACTACTGTCTATCTTGCAAAGAATTGGAATCACTTGCCAAGAAACATCAAAACCATCGCAAAATTGGTGATGAATATACCTGTTTACTTATAGAATATCGATTAACTGATATAAATTTCCATACCGAAGCGTCATTGTTACACGCTGGAGAATATGAAAAAGTCATAGAAATAATAAAAACGTGGTAGTTTAGACAATTTTAGCACTAAAAGTGCATGAATTTCATATACTTTTTATATATTTACACCGTAAAAAGAACAAAAAAAATGAAGATTTTTACATCGTATTTCGGGAATAGCCGAAAATTGAAAGAAGCTGGAATTAAAATTATTTGCGTAGCCATTGGTAAACCCAGATTTATAGCTGGTATTCCACAAATGCTGAATGTTTGCCCGACTCGTTATATGGTAAGTGGACCTTGTTCCCACGATGAATACCTAAAACTTTACGACAGAATATTGGCAAGCCAAGATGCGAACCAAGTCGTGAAACAAATTGAAATGTTAAGTGAAGGCAAAGATGTCGCTCTCTGTTGTTACGAAAAACCGGGTGATTTTTGCCATCGTCATATTTTGGCAAAGTGGCTTACTGAAAAAACTGGTATTGAAATAACAGAGTTCGGAGTAGTTGAGAAGAAAGAACCTAAATATGAACAAGCAAGTTTGTTTTGAGTATGAGAACTATTAAATTTAGAGGAAAGCGAATTGATAACAAAAAATGGGTATATGGATTCCTTGCTGATGAAGACTACATCAACGATATTGATTCAATTGATCTGTCTTCGATAGAAGTAGATATAGATACCGTAGGTCAGTTCACCGGCTTGTTAGATAAGAACGGAAAAGAAATTTACGAAGGGGATATTGTAGAATGGTTATTCTTTTCTTATGGCTGTCATGGAGAACAAGAGCACTATTTGAAAGGTTATGTAGAATGGCATCAAGGTGGGTTTATTTTCAATGTTACAGAAAATGATTTTGAAGATGCTGGATTTTATGCAATTAGTGATTTGCATACAGATACAGAAAGTGATGTTAAAATATTAGGAAACATTTACGATAATCCGGAATTATTAGCCAACCATCAATAGTGTTTGATGGAATGCTGTCAAATTTGCCAAGCAAGCGGTGGTTTGACAGCATTGGTTTGGTTGAATGGCGAAGTGATTAACGCAACGGTCTGCAAAACCGTTATTCGTGGGTTTGAATCCCACTTCAACCTCAGAGATAAGAAATAACGACCAAAGTACAAGGAAAGGCAGTGAAAATTCTGATAAACGGTTTACAGGCTGCCCATATTGCGGAAATAGCTCATCGGCAGAGCGTTGGCATTCCAGCCAAAGAGTGGGGTTCGATTCCCTGTTTCCGCTCAACCCTTATAGTAGCGATAAGCAAAAGCAAGAACATTAAAGCTTGTGCAGTTTACGGGGTGATAGAAATTGCTATCTGACACGACTGAAAGAAGCCGAAGAATTGCATAAGTGTTCTTGTAAGTAGCTTGAAGAATGATTGAATTTGTGTTTAAGTCTGCCGGGAATACGCTCGGCAGATTTAACACAAAATGTATATGAAGTTATATACAACCCAAGAATATGTACGATAAAGGACTAATAAGAGCATGCGAAAACTCCGGTTGCGGTTGGAAATGTTGTTCGTTCGGATCGGACGGACATATTGTTATTCTACCCCATGAATTTGCTGGACACGAACAGGAAATATCCCATTTACAAATTATAGATAATGATTATTTTGGCGGTAAAAAGGTAAAATGTATCGCTAAAAACTGCAAATCATGTGATAACGGCTATAAACCTATCATGTGTCGTACCTATCCATTGTGGATAAAATCAGTGAAGAAAGGCTTTGTTTTTCGTAGTGGTAAGTGCCCTTTGAAGAATGAACAACTAACTAAGCATAAAGAGTTTGTATTAGGTATTTTTGAAAATTACAGAAGAAAATTACTACCTCAAACAGATATTGATGTATTCCTATCTAAAGCATGGATAGACAGATATGATCCTTTGTTTCCCACTGATATAGGAAGCATTGAGTGTAAGATGGAAATCAAAACGCTGTCCATGTCTGACATTTCTGAAATTGAAGCAATGGAACAAACCATGCTCTCGAATCCTGAAACCTGCTTTGCATCAGAACCACAGGATATAACTAAATGTTTGCAATCCGGTTGCAGTTATGGCTTATTGCTAGACGGTTCTCTTGTAGCCTACTCGCTTGCTTATTTTACGGAATACGGTACGGCATACGTCGACAAATGTTTTGTCTGTTCTGGTTACAGAGGAAATGGATTCCAGTACCTCCTTCTCAATGCGAATATCGCAAAATTGGTTTCTAATGGTGCACAAGAGATATTTACAATGACCTCTCCTAAAAATGAAGCAAGCATAAAAAGTTTCACCAATGTCGGGTTCTCATTCAAACGAGATACGAAATACAAAGGAGCTGAACGTATCATTTTAAAATGGGAGCTATGAAAGTAATCATATATACTGATAATGTTATAAAGAACATCAAGAAAGCGGAAACGCTTGTGAATGTCCCTGTCTCTCTCATGTTCAAAGACTTCTATGAGGATATTTGGAGACATATCCATTATAGGGTTGATAATGACATTTTCTCGCTTCACTTTGAAGATAGCGTGTGCTACTCTATTGGAAAAGCAATTCATAATCAGAAAGGGGCAGTAACTGTTACTGCGTATGAAGCAATGGATTGTGTAGTAAATAAGGGTATTAAAAAAATATATATTCCCATCAATGCTTTCGACAACAGGGAGGGAGTAAGCCTATTTGAAGCAAGACAGATTGCTAATACGGTTCGTAAATGCGATGATAATTCCCACGCTTATGGTATGATTACTTCCGGTTGCCTAAATGGAAACAGGCCGAATATGCAACGATTGTGTGAAATATGGTCTAAACTGAATAGTTATATTGAATCTATCAGTTTAGGTGGCAGTTTTTGGTTAGGACAGAATGAAGATCTACCTAAATTCATAAGCGATGTGCGCATTGGAGAATATATGCTATTTGGCACAATCCCATATAACAGCGATGATGAAAAGTTAGGGTTAAATGGTATCGAGTTGCATACAGAAGTTATCGGCATTTACCCTGAGCGGAATCAAATACTACTTGATTGCGGTTATTCAATGGCTGATATGGGAGAATGTCGTTGCCTTGATAACCATTTGGACTTTTCTAACAGCTCAAGCGAATACACGATAATGAAAGTATACGGCGACAGTTCTGATTATTGTATCGGAGACATTGTTACATTCATTCCCAATTATAAATCCTTAGTCAAGTTGAGGTATGCAGAACATGAATATAGATAAGCCGTGGATTGATTACATTGCCAACCGCACGTTTGGCATGGAATTGGAGTTTGCCGATGGAGACAAACAACGCATTTCCCTTCCAGTTGGTTATAAATGGACGGACAACAAGCTAACCATGATGAATAACTCGGACGGTTCGGCTGTCACACACCACGGTCAATTTGGTGGCGAGATAAACACTCGTCCATACCATTATTGTGTGGAAGACTTACAGGAGTTGAAAGGCTTCATCAAAACAATGAAAGATGCAGGAAGTTACCTCATGTGGAATGAAGGCTTTGACGCACATCTGTATATCAAAGATATGGATTTGAATGTTATCAAGCGTATGTTTGTCCTTTCCTACTATACAGCATATCCAATCAAGCGGATATTCGATATAGCCGAGTGGTGGGAAACAAAATACCTCGTGCCAAGCCCTCCATATGATGTGGTGAAACGTGTGCTAGAAGCTGATAATATCGACAACCTACTAAAAGTATTCAACAATGGTTCAGACAGGGGACATATCAGGTATTGGCTCAATTTATGTTCCATTGCCAAGATTGGCACGGCAGAGTTCAGAATCTTCAACAGTTCATGGAACTTTGATAAAGTATTGGAGACAATCAAATTCATGTATTCATTTGTAGAGTATGCCTACCTGCATGAAAATATAGAAGAGTATAAGCAACTCTCCACAATTGATAAGTGTCTTGAGGTGTTTCATATTGACTATTCCAAAGTTCCCCAAAGACATAAACCGCTACTTTGGGCGGCAGAACACTCGGATAATGTTACGGTAGTAGGCTCTATGTTCAAGAAGTCAAACCGGATGCTTTCTTTCATCAAAAAAGAGGCTTCAAGATTTGATGTCGCCCATGTGGTAAACTCATACTACATGGATATAGAACAAGTGCTTACTAACCGTGAGATAAAGGTATATACGAAAGAGTATTTTATCTATCTTATGTATAAAGCTATTAAGGGAGAGATAAAAGAGCTACGTTTCAACGACGAGTATAGTTTCATGGATTTACAGTCGGACAATCCTTCCGAAATGGTAGCTGTTATTCATCTTTTCAATGCCATAAAAAAGCATAAGAACTCACAGGATATTTATCATAAGTCACTATATGATGATTTCGTGTCCCGTTTGGATTATTACAAGAAGAAATACACAGAACGTTATCAGAAACTCGTTGATAATCTGAAATCAAAGAACATTGAAGTTCTGTATTGTGCTGATATTTCGGATGCTATACTTAATTGCAATGAAAATGATATTTTGATTTATCAGAATGAGTTTCATTCCGGTATGAAAGCTACAAGCAATGCTTTACAACGCTTCTTGTTGAATGATTTCGGTTGGCAAGAAAGAATCCGTACAAAATATTCTGAGATAGATGAAGAGCAGGTGAATTACATGGCATTGTCGCAGCATGGTTTCATGGGACGCAGAGAGGTATTCAAAGACCAGAGAACTTATATTTATTCCAATGTAAGTAGTACTGGTGATAGCAGTTTTAATAAACGTGCTATTACTCCATTAAAGTACAAACGTTTACCAGATGATTATTCCATTTCTGAAAATAGCAAATTTCGTTTTATGCGTGCTTCTATGTCAGAGATAGATTATCTACGTATGATATATTTGAAGAAAGGTATAGTATTAGGCTCGGCTCCATTCTGCTATTTATGGTTCTTAGATAATTACGTATTTGGAGCTTGTATGTTTGATTTCTTAAAAGTCAGCAAATACGGCATGGATGCAGTTTGGATGAAATCAGATTTTGTGATAGACCATACCATACCAAAGCTAAGCAGATTACTTATTACAGGTGTGCTTTCAACTGAATTTAAAGAGGAATTGAATATAAGATACAAACATGAATGTGGTAAAATTGCCACTTCTGTGTTTACTGATAAGCCCGTAAGTATGAAGTATCGGGGAGTATTCAAGTTACATGAAAGATGCGTTGGTAAACTTCACTATATTCAAGATTCAGGTATTCGTGGAAATTTAGATGAGATTTTAAAAGCATTTGTACAGAAATATGGTAACGAACCTAGAAAGGAGTAATATGAAAAAATTTAAAATTGAGGAAGTTCAACTCTCTGACATTAAATTTGTCAAGAAGAATGCTCATTTTATGAGCAATGACACATTTAATGCACTTGTTAATAATATCCGTAGAGATGGGCAGCTTTCATCTGTTCCATTTTGTGTAAAGCATAATGATGGTACATATACAGTTGTCAGTGGTAATCATAGAACACAGGCAGCAAAGATGGCAGGTCTTACTTCTATTCACGTAATGTATATTGATGAGAATAACACTTCCAACGATTGGCTATTAGCGACACAACTCAGTCACAACAGTATTGTTGGTCAAGACGATGCGGAGGTATTAAAACAGCTACTTGATGAAATAACTGATGTTGCCTTAAAAGAATACGCACACATTAGTAACGAAGTATTGGAAAGTGTAAAGGATATTAATTACACAGTAGAAATGCCGAATAACGAAATTGTTCCTGTAACGCTGATGTTCATAGACACGCAGAAAGCATCATTCGACAAACTCATGGAAACGCTAGAGTGTTATTCGGAAAAAGAGTTGGGAAATCTTACTCTTGTAGATATGGAAACCATGCACCATTTAAATGAAATCAGTGCAAAAGTCCAAGCGAAATATAAAATCAAGGCTCAGGCATTAAGCATTTGTAAGATGTTGGAAATAGTAAATAACGTATTGGAGGTAAATAAAGATGGGACAGAAGTTTAGGATTCCTGTAAAGAAAAAGAAAGAGATTTTTCTGAATGCACTTGATGCAAGACTGCTTAACGTTACGAAAGCGTGTGAGGCAGCCGGAATATCTCGTTCCATTGCATACAAGTGGAAAGAGAAAGATGAAGAGTTTAGGAAGCAATGGGAGGAAGTAGAAGAAGCGTTCAAAGATAAATTAGAAACTGTTATGTTCTCAAAGGCTTTGACAGAACAAGACAACACAATGCTCATTTGGCTTAGTAAGACCAAAATGCGAGAGAGAGGATATGTTGAGAGGCTGGAACAGGAGGTTACTGTCAATCCATTTGAGAAACTGATGCAAGAATTGCCTGATGATGAGGAATGAGCCATGTACGCAAGGACATACGCTACTTAAAGTCATGGATAGAAGACTGGAATAGGTTTTGCCGTGATGTTTTGAAGGTTCGTTTAGACAGCGAGCAGCAATCTATCATATCCTCTGTCCAGCACAATCCTATGACAGCTGTTGCATCAGGTACAGCTCGTGGTAAGGACTTCGTTGCAGCATGTGCTGCTATGTGTTTTATGTACCTCACTCCACGTTGGAAAGATGGCAAATTATCCAAGAATACAAAAATTGCCATGACTGCACCAACAGCAAGGCAGGTACAGAATATTATGATCCCGGAAATCTCACGCTTGTACAGAAATGCAGTTTTTCTTCCGGGAAGATTGTTGTCTTCGGGTATAAAGACTGATTATGAAGAATGGTTCCTGACGGGGTTTAAGGCTGGTGATGACAATACTGAAGCATGGTCTGGGTTCCACGCTGTGAATACAATGTTCGTCGTTACTGAAGCATCGGGTATTTCAGAAGCAACATATAATGCTATTGAAGGTAACTTACAGGGAAATTCCCGTTTACTCATCGTGTTTAATCCTAACATAACTACGGGTTATGCCGCACGAGCCATGAAATCCAATCGATTTGCGAAGTTCCGGTTAAACTCACTCAATGCAGAGAATGTAGTCAAAAGGAAATTAGTCATTCCCGGTCAAGTAGATTATGAATGGGTAAAAGATAAAGTGATAAATTGGTGTTCTCCCATTCAGAAGGCAGATTTTAATGAAGGAGAAGGTGATTTTAAGTGGGAAGATGGTCTATACCGACCTAATGACCTTTTTCGTGTCAAGGTACTTGGAATGTTTCCAAAAGTCTCCGAAGATGTACTTATTCCGTATGAATGGATAGAGATTGCAAATGATAATTGGAATCGATTACAAGAAGAAGGTTTTACACCGTCTAAATCATGTAAGATTGGTTCTGATGTTGCTGGTATGGGTCGAGATGAAAGTGTACTTTGCCCTCGATACGGAAACTATGTCCCTAAATTTGAAGTTCACCAATCTGCTGGAAAAGCGGATCACATGCATGTCGCAGGAATGCACATCATATATCTTTCTGACAAAAAATCTAAAGCGTACATCGATACAATAGGAGAAGGAGCTGGAGTATATTCTCGACTGGAAGAACTCGGATATAGGAATGTTTATTCTTGCAAGTATTCCGAGAGTGCAAAAGGCTTGCATGACCTTACCGGACAATATGAATTTGCCAATATGCGAGCTTACTGCTATTGGTCTTTACGTGATTGGCTTAACCCTAAGAACGGTTTTGGGGCGGCTATTCCCCCTTGTGACAAACTCATGGAGGAAGCAACCGAAACACACTGGAAGTTCCAAAGCGATGGACGGATTATAATTGAACCGAAAGAAGAAATCAAGAAACGTATCAAACGTTCGCCAGACTATATGGATGCACTTGCTAATACATTTTATCCATTTGACTATGATTTTATTAGTGACGAAGAATTACTAAAAGACTTTTTATGATCGCTATAAACCTCTATCTTTGCATCGAAGACTGTCTTATTATTTATTAATAATTGCAGTTTTCATTGCTCTTATGTACGCCGGCTTGTGAAAGTCGGCGTTTTTGATATTACAATATCCAAGTTACCAAAAGTTAAACTATTGATTATGAGCAAAATAAGGCTGTAAATATTTGGTTAACTCGCTGATAATGAGTATCTTTACAATACTAAAAGAAACCAATATTATTTACTAAAATAGTATAGCGATGAAAACATTTGAAGAATTTAAGAATGAGGTTAATGAGTTGGTGGACATCTACAATCAGCAAGACCACTGGGTCGATGGTGAAGTAGGTAGACTTAAAGTAACTATCAAACCGATATTCGGAGATTTTAGCAACGATGGCTATATGCCGAAGTATTGCTCTAACTTCGTAATTTATTATGGCAGCGAGAATCCTTGCAAAACTAATCGCTTCTTTACGTTTGATTTGATGATTAACAAATACGTGTCTGGATTCATATCTTCTAAGGATAGGACTACAAGAAAGAATGCAAGAAATGCATTCAAAGGTATTTTTGAGATTTAATTTAGTACCCTTACAATACTAAAACAAACAACATTACTAACAATTAAAAGACAAGAACGATGAAGACGAATAAAGAAAATCAGAAAAAAGTATTCATTAAAAACATAGTAAATGCAGCCGTTAATTTCGGATTAGACAGCATTCAATGCCAAGTAGCAATGAGCATTCCTCAAAGAACCTACAGCTTCAATGAGCTAAACGGTTTCATCGGAGAAATGACAATCGCATTAAGGAATGCAGGTGTTAAGTTACCGAGCGATAATCTCTAATTATAAAAGCAATGAAACATTCAGAAGAACAAATAAAAGAAATAATGTTAGCCTTATACGAACAACTTGGCAGACATAGATTTGTAGTTATGACAGGATCAAAATTTACCGGTTACATGGAGAATGAATCTGGTGACCTAGAGCAGGTTATTAAATTGAGCAAAAATAAATCTGGCGCAGATAAATTAATTATTACTTATGAAGAAGGTAAGGATACTTATTCTATGAGATTCATCAAATCCCCGAAATTAAACAAAAAGACTTTTTCTTTTTCCGAGGCCAAAGAGGTCTTCTTTTTGAGTGATATTTATGCTGAACAGTTGCAAGAAGTGTTTACACAAGTGACAGGCTTATATACTCATCTTTAAACATAAAATCGATGAAAGCAAACAATCCTAACTACAAATTCGAAATAGCATAAAATACATAAGAGCAATGAAAAAGAAAGCAGTAGAATACAGCATAACAGCAAAAAAACAAGATTTTGAAGTTGTCAAAGTTTATACTTCTATAGACTCTGCTAATTTCGCAAGAAAGTTCTATCATGAAGATATTCTTATTTACGAAAGTGCATTCATTATATTGATGAACAAAGCCTGCAATATAACCGGGTATGCTAAAATCTCTCAAGGAGGAATATGCGGAACACCAGTTGACAAAAGATTGATTGCCAAATATGCTATTGAGACTCTCTCTGCTGGTGTCATATTCGTTCATAATCACCCAAGCGGTAACAAAAACCCTAGTAATGAGGATATAAAAATGACTAACTCCCTTAAAAATATATTGAAATTGTTCGATATAAAATTATTAGACAGTATTATTCTAACTGAAAATGATTATCTTTCAATGAGTGATGAATGCCTTATATAGTATCTAATCTGCAACCTCACACGCAATTTTCAGATTCACTGACGAAGCAATCTTTGCCATTCTCAATAGAATAACTGGATAATAACGCAAATTCACTTCCACTCGCCTTTGGTTACTTGATGATAAATCACTCATTCCCAACTATCTTGTTTTTGTATTACTTTGTCTTATTTTTATTATCCTCTTTTCTTAAAAAAAATAAAACTCGATCAATATTTTATTGAAAAGTGTATGAAATTCATATACTTTACTGTATATTTGCAAAAAGCGTATGAAGATGTACGCCACCCGACTTGTCGTAAACACCTGTTTGTCCGTTTAGGCGGAGGCACATCTGAAAGAAGATGCGAATAGTCTGCTGGCTACATTGCTACGCAGACTATTTTTTTGTTTAAACTTAAATGAAATGAACAGACAACAGCAAGTTTTCGTAAGGTTGAAACTTAAAGCGAAGGCGTTAGGGTTCAACGCAAAGGAATTGAAGGGTATCGCCGCCAAGATTGCCGATAACCTGAAATCCGCAGAAGATGCCTCAGAAGAGGATGTAAACGCAGAAATCGACGAGCAGATAGAAGCGGTTCTCCCTTACCTCACTTTCGGCCAGTCGCAAGCCAACCGTTTGCTTGACGAATGGAAGAAAAAACACCCCGAATCAGAAGAAGATGATGATGACGACGTTGACGATGACACGTCAAAAGGCGGCTCTCGTCAAGCTGGTTCAAACAAGAAAAATCCCAACAACAAAGGAAATGAACAAGACGAAGAACCCGCATGGTTTAAGTCTTTCAGAGAGCAACAGGAAGCCCGTTTTGCAGCATTGGAAGGTGAAAAAGTTTCTAACTTGCGTAAAGCAAAACTTGAAGCCCTGCTGAAAGACACTGGAACATTCGGTTCAAGTACCTTGAAAAGCTTCTCTAAGATGAACTTTGAAAGTGATGACGATTTCGAGGAGTTCTATTCAGATGTTGAGGAAGACCTGAAGAATTACAATCAAGAGCGTGCAGATGCAGGTTTGGCAACATTGGCAACCCCTCCTGCTGCCGGAAGTAAAGGTTCGGGTAAACAAGACGAAGTATTAACCGACAAAGAAGTTGAAGATTTAGTCAACACTTTCTAAGTCAAAAAAGAAATTGTAACAATGGGTGCAACAGCAAATTTATCAAGCGAAATGGAAGTTCTCAATGCCGGAATGGATTCTGTCGTAATCCGGCATTATGTAGCTGGCATTATCGGAGGTCGTACTCTTGACGTATCAAATTATAACCTTCCGGTTATTAAAGCCGGGCACGTTGTTATTCGTGATCCGTCAACAGACACGTACAAACCTATGCCCGTAAAATCATCTGGTGATGGATACGACTCACTTCCCAGTTCTCATGAATATGTAGGAGTAGTTGTATGTACAAAACCAACTAGTGAACCATTGGTTGGTATTATGTATAGTGGCGAAGTCAATGATTTGGCGAGTCCATACCCCATAGACGACATAAAAGCGGCTATGAAAACGGCATTGCCAACTCTTGTATTCTTACACGATTAATGTAGAAAGGAGGTAAAAAATGAAAGAATCACTATTTATTGAATACATCAGAAAGATTTTCCCGAAACTTCAAACCATCATCGAGAGAATCAATGGTAAGCGAGGCAATCAGCTTACATATCTTCACAAGACAATGCTTCGCAAAGAATATTCCGCAGACCAAAAGTGGGAAAGTGCATCAGTTAACACAACTTATGTTGCGGCCGACATGGTAGCAATGGACTCACCTCTCCCTCCTAAGATGAGAGACTCCATTGCTCACGCAAATGGTACATTGCCAAAGGTCGGAATGAAAAAAATTCTTCGTGAGACTCAGATCAACACAATCAACATCATGAAAGCTCAAGGAGCTGCGTTCACTAATATAGCTAACAAGCTAACCAACGATGCGGTAGCTTGCTCTGTTGGTATCGATGAAAAGAACGAAGCAAACTTTTTAACTGCTTTATCTGATGGAGTTGTAATCGTTGAAGATGAAAACAATACAGGAACTGGATTGCGCATAAATTTCAACTATTTACCGCAAAATAGCTTTGGTGTAGAAACAGCTGGAACTATTTCTTCTGATGACATAAAGCGTGTTATTGCAAAAGCTGACGCAGATGGTAACTCAATTACAACGATAGCAATCTCGTTATCGACTTACAATAAAATGAGACAAGAACAATGGGCAAAAGAATTGGTTGCCAACTATCGAGGTCAGACATTCGACAGCAACACTAAGTTACCTGTTCCTACTGCTACATTGTTTGACGAAGCATTTGCCGATGACAACAACGGAATTACATTCTTAAAGATTGACCGTACAGTCATTTCTGAGAAAAATGGTAAACGCATTCCGTACAAACCGTGGAATGCGAACAAACTAATATTCCTTACTACACAAGAAGTTGGCGCATTGGTTTGGGGCACACTTGCAGAAGTTACTAATCCCGTAGCAGGAGTAATTTATTCCACGGTAGATGAATACAAACTTATCAGCAAGTATTCTAAAAATGATCCTTTGCAGGAATTTACAAGTGGTCAAGCATTAGTTCTCCCTGTTATTGAAAACGTAGACCAAATCTACTCTCTTGACATCTCAGAGGCTCAAACGATTGACACTACCGAAGAGGGAAAAGATTCTACCGATAAGAACATCACCATTTGGGGACAAGCTTACATAAAAGCAAACTTCGTCGCAGAGTTCAATAAAATAACCGGTAAAAACTTATCGACGACTATTCCAGACGATAAGTTAATTGCTGCTGTAAACAAATTGAATGATGCCGATGAAGCTAAGCTCAAAAAAGCTGTTGAATCATATAAAACAACAAATGGAGATAGTTAAGCCATGAAGACAATTCAGCAAGCTCTTATAGACGAAATACATTACCCTATTCCAGAAGGTTTTGTAGAGAATGTGATGATAAAACGCAAACTCAATCCAGTTGGTGATTGCGATTCAGATACAATGAACTCAAAGGAGTATATGGGAGCTTTGGCTGATTGTCTTTGGTCTTTAGTTCAGGCTATCAATTTTTCTGAAGCAGACAAGTCTTTCGGTTCTTTATCAGATAAAGACAAAGAACGTATTCTGTTACGTGTTAACTCAATCTATAATGCCATTGGTGAACCTTCGGTAGAGTTGGAGGCAAAGCCAATGGTATATATAGGTGACTGCCTTTTGTAATATGTCAGTAATAAGACTATATCCACACAGATTGCAGTACCTCGTATCAAAAGATGGTTACGAGGATAGCAATGGTGATTATCATGAAGGAGAAACTAACTGGGAAGGCTGTATTGAATGCGACGCAGTTCCTGCTGGTAAAGCCTCTGAAAAAGAGTTTGACGATGGTATTGTAAGAAGCTATTCATATACAGTTTATCTACGTGCAAATTGTCGAACATTCATGATCGGTGACAGGATTAAGATACATCTGCTTGAAGGAATTGAAAGGGAGTTTAGTGTGAAAGGTTTCCATCGCTACCAGAAACAATGTAAACTATGGGTATAAGAATGACCACCAAGCTAAGCGAAGTGCATGACATGCTCATGAGAGAAGCAGAGCGTGTCGAGCGTCTTACTATTCGTGCTTTATCCAAACTTGGCGAACAATGCGTTACAAAAATTCGTGATAGAGCAGGTGATAAAAGTTGGTACGACCAAACAGGCAACTTGCGTAGTTCGGTTGGATATGTGATTGCTCATAATAAGAACATCATTCAATACTCAACTTTCAACCAAGTGAATCAAGGTTCAGAAGGTGTAAAAACAGGTAAAGACTTAGCGAAAGAACTTGCTAAAAGATATTCTAATAACTATGTACTTATCGTAGTCGCCGGAATGAACTATGCTGAATTTGTAGAAGCGATGGATAATAAAGACGTACTTGCATCAACCGAACTTTGGGCAAGAGAACAAGTTCCATTGATGCTTGAAAAACTTAAAAGACAGATTGCGAAATAATGAAATCCGATATTGAAATAGCTAAGTTCGTTTATCACAAAATTAAAGGTACAGAACTCGAACGTAATGTCTCCGGTAAATTGAGTGACAGAGGAAGGCCCAACAAATCTGATAAAGAAGATATAGTCATATCTGTTCTTGCAAATGAAGGTTGCGGGCAAATACAACGAGCCTATGTGAATGTCAATATATATGTCAAAGACTTATGGGACTCTGAAACCAAAACATGGGAAAAAGATTCAATCCGAATTCGTGAATTATGCGAACTATCGAAGTTTTTATTCTCTATACGAAAAGACGAATATCATACGGTTCCATCACAATGCAGTCAAAAAACTGATTCAACAGGAGTTTCATTTGAAGACGGACATACAGAGCATTTCATTAATAACAAACTGTACATAGAGATAAATAACGAATAAATTTTTAATATAAATTAGGTATATCATGGCAGTAATAGGATGGGGTAAGCCCCGTGTATTTATAAAAGATTTGGATGCTTCTGCTCCTAAATGGGAGGAATTACCTACCCCTGTGGAAGATTCTACACAGTTGACAACAACAAAAGGAGATAAACAAGAAGCAAAAATCGAAGGAGGCGAAAATGAGGATGTAAAGTATGGAAAGAATACCTATGCTTTGGCATTGAACATTCGTGCCGCAAAAGGACGTAAGCGTCCTGTAAGTGATAGCGATGGTGTTGTTGCACACAATTATGCTGTTGTTGTTCAACCGGAAGACCCAGAAGTTCAAGGTTTCTGCATGGAGAAAACGACAGTTTCCGTTGAAGACACTTTTACTTCTGCTGACGGTGGTGTTTGGGCATACACTTTTGATGCGTTGAAAGCAGCCGCCGATAAAAAACAAATTCAGTGGGGTAAAATCATCGTGACGGAATCCGGTGGAAACATCAGTAAAATTGAATGCGATCCTGAAGATGAGTCTGGAGACGGTGATAAATTCGAAGTAGCTCCTAATCCAAGTGTTGGTGGATAATTCAATAGGTTGTAGATAGAGCCAAACGTGGGGGCTTCGTACCCACGTGTTCTGCGTATCTAGTGTAACGGTAGCACATATACACTCCATGTATAAAGTTGTGGTTCGACCCCACAGTTGCGCTCAATATAATTTATTTTGCATGGACAAAGAAGGGAAAATAATAGAAATGGATATTGCAGATACTATCATGGAAAGACCTTATGAGTTCCATATAGGAGAAATGCAATTCTACTTATACCCTGCCACATTGGGTAAAATATACCTTTTATCACGTCTTACCGAAAATTTAGAAATAAATAAAGACTTCCTTTCTATAAATCCATATATGGAAGCATTACGATTATGCGATTCCAAAAGAGATATTATATGCAAAATATTGTCTTACCATACATTCGATAAAAAGGAAGAATTATTCAATAGCCACCTAATAAATGAAAGACGAAAGCTATTTGAAGACAACCTATCGAATGAAGAACTTGCTCAACTATTCATAATAGTGTTATCAAAGGATAACATTGACCAGTTTATTCAACACTTTAAGATTGATATTGAGAAAAAAGAACAAGAAAAAATATCAAGAATCAAGAAAAAGAAGTGTAACACTATAACTTTTGGAGGTAAAAGTATTTATGGTACTTTGATAGATATAGCCTGCGAACGCTATGGCTGGACTATGGACTATGTTGTATGGGGTATTAGTTATGCCAACCTGCATATGTTACTTAATGATTACATAACATCTATATACCTTACTGACGACGAGATAAAAAAATATCATATATCTACGGACCGAACATTTATAAACGGGGACGATCCTAAAAATATGGATAAAATAAAAGGCATGAAGTGGGACTAAAAATAATATTAATCCCCTTATCCATATCCAACGTTATTAAGCATTCTTCTATAAATTTATTTTAATGCATCCTATTAATAATGTTCCACAATGTACACTGTTTTCTTATAAAGGGATAGTATCAATATGAATGATTTCACCATTTGTACCAATATCTATCGTCCAACATATCACGTCATTATAATTAGTCCATGCCCCAATAGATGGCACTTGAATTGTGGCATTTTCAAGTATTTGATAATAAACCTTTTCTCCAATATATATATAAAAGAAATTCAGAGGATATTGTTTTGCGCTTCCTTTTGTAGCAGATTTTATTCCAGAATTATATGTATTAAATGACATTGTAATATTACCAAAATATGGAGCATTAAATGTATATGATTTTCCGCTCAAAGTATTGTTTTTAGTAGATGGAGTCTTTTTGACTTTTGTAAACGATATACTTTTTGTTTTTTTATTTCCATATAAATCTTTATAGTCGATATTCACTTTAAGCAAATCATCTGATACTTCTTCAACTGTATAAATTGTTGTCCTATTAAAATAGGAATTTTGACATGATACTATATTTTTGGATTGAGTATAATCACCGCTATCTATAAACTCATCTGCAATATATGCCGAATAGAATCCATCATTTCCAAATGACACTACATAATTTTCACTTTCCCAAACACCTATAATTAGTGATTTCGTATCATCACTCGTCGATCCGGGTTCTCCGTCCTCCGTTCGTGCACATGATTGTAAAATAATAATTGATAATAGAATCAATATATATAAAAATAATTTCTTCATATCTTTATTTTTTTATTTATCAGCACATTTTTTCGCCAAATCAAGACCCTCTTTAAGACCATCGGCATAATTAAAAATATCATCGATAGTCTCAATGTCAATCCATTCATTCGTCTTGTAGTTATCCTTTGGCAAGCATATTTTTTTACTCCGTTTCCCTATATAAATGCGGCAAATCCACCACCATGTACTACCATCTATGTTCACGGAAAAATAAGTCTTGTAGTCGTTATATTGAATACGAGATACATCTACATACTGCCTCAATATACTGCGCACAATGTTATAGGCATCTATCTCCTCTTGTGTAGTAACTATACCTTTTTCTCGGTCTTGAAATACTACACCATCGGGAAGTTTTTCTTCATTCATTTCGTTTGGCTGTTGATTTTCATTCTCAACCTCCTGTGGTATCTGTTTTTCCTCCTTATTCTCATTCTTCATAGCCACATTTAAACGGTCGGATATAATATCGTTAATCACCGAAGCAATGGATTTCTTAACAATAGGTCTATATTGGTCCACAAGTTTTGCCGTATATTTCCCATCATTAAGATTACGGACAAAATAACGTGTAAATTCATCGTCTGGCATTTGGAAATTACGATTAAGCATTTCTTTTACTTGTATCGTGATTTGTAACTCTTGTGCCGTACTCAATATATCTTGCTCATTATAATAAGACTTATGAAACTTTTTTAGTTGCTCAATATCGTTGTCCGATAAGTCGAGCATATTCACCACAAGGAACGGCTTTTCGTCCATTATGTTCACCTTTTCTAAATCTGTATAAAAGCGATATTCTATTCCATTCGTCAAGACCCCAAACCTAGCCTTTGAAGCGACAAAATATCTTTGTAACTGAGTGTCATGTAAATTCAAGTTTTGTTTACAATGCTTGCATTCTATAAGTAATATAGGATTTTCGTCCTTCATTATGGCATAGTCTATTTTTTCGCCTTTCCTCTTAACTAAGTCACAATCCATTTCTGGTACAACCTCAAAGGGATTGAATACATCATATCCCAATGCTGCTATCACAGGCATTACAAAAGAGGTTTTTGTCGCTTCTTCCGTTGCTATGCTATCCTTCTGTTTAGCAATTTTCTCTACAATCTGTTGAATTGTATCTTTGAAATCCATATCTTATGCTGTTAAGATTGTTTCGTCAAAAGTATAATACAATAATCATTTATTAAAATATTTATACCCACACATTAGTTAAACTTTATTAACTCTATTCTATTTTATCAAAAGTATATGAATTTCATACACTTTTGTATATTTGCAAATGATGTGATGTTACATCTACCCCTTTTAATCGAAAAGACTCATGGCCGGACTTCATTTTGATATAACAGGCGACAATTCTAATTTTCTTCGTAAACTACGAGAAGTAGAAACCGGAGTAACCAATACTTCTAAGGAAATAGAAAAAAATGGATTGGGCATAGAAGATATGTTCAACAAAATGACGAAAGCAGCTGCAGCTTTTGGGGCTGGCTTTACAGCAAAAGAACTTATCCAAAATATTATACAAGTAAGAGGTGAATTTCAACAATTAGAGGTCGCCTTTACCACTATGCTTGGAAGTAGTGAAAAGGCAAACGTCCTTATGGCTCAGCTCACAGAAACAGCCGCCAAAACTCCATTCGATTTACAAGGTGTTGCCAATGGAGCTCGTCAATTACTGGCTTACGGTACTTCTGCCGAAGATGTTAACGAGACTCTTATACGATTAGGGAACATTGCAGCCGGACTTTCACAACCTTTGGGAGACTTAGTATATCTCTATGGTACAACTATGACACAAGGTCGACTTTATACACAGGACCTAAACCAATTCACTGGACGAGGTATTCCAATGATAAAAGAACTTGCCAAAGAATTTGGAGTAGCTGAAAGTGAAATCAAAGGAATGGTAGAAGCTGGTATGATAGGGTTTCCAGAGGTTCAGAAAGTCATACAGAACCTTACCAACGAGGGTGGTATGTTCTTTAACTTAATGCAAGAACAAAGCAAAACCATTACCGGACAGATTTCTAACATAGGAGATAGTTTCTCGATGATGTTGAACGACATCGGCAAAGCGAATGAAGGTATTATCAATGATGCATTATCCAGCGTTTCTTATTTGATAGAAAACTATGAAAAAGTAGGAAAAATACTAATTGAATTGGTCGGTACATACGGAGCATACAGAACTGCGCTCATTACTATTTCCGCCATTGAGAATTTGCGCTATCAAGCCACTCTTGCTCACATGGCAGGATTGACAAAGATGCAAGCTATTATTACCGTCCTGAAAACGAAAACGGATGCTCTAAATGTAGCAATGGCAAAAAATCCATATGTTGCAGTAGCAGCGGCAGTAGCAGCACTAGGTTTGGGCATTTATAAATTAGTCACTTATCAAACAGAAGCAGAAAAGGCACTGGAAAGGCTGGATGCTGCGGGAAAGGAATCTGAGAAAGCAGCCTTATCTGAGCAAAGGGAACTTGCTAAGCTCAATGGAGAATTGTCTTCATTAAAAGAAGGTACAGATGAATATAATACCGTCAAAGAAAAAATTGTTGCAGGATATAGCAAGTATTATGATGGACTCGAAGAAGAAATAAATAAGGTTGGACTCACGGAAGAAGCTTATAAAAAACTCACAAAAGCAATCACAGATTCTTACGGGGCAAGACAATACCAGCAATTCAAGTCGCAGCAGGAAGATTGGTTGGACAACATAATGTCCGATAATCTCGGAAAGATACAAGACCGCCTATATAGCGAGTTAGGAGATAAAGAAGGTGCAAAACTCTATTCAGAAATCTACCATGCCATATTGGAACGAAGAGATTTGGATGCTGCGATCCAAGACAAACTAAATGAAATACAAGACAAAGGTACGATTTTTGCGGATTCACGTATTGATACATATATCTCCAATATCCGAGAAGCGCAAAAAATAACAGAGGATTTAGATGGAAAAGCCCGTGAAAAGTTTGGCGTTACAAGTATAAATACCTCTCAACAGACAGCAAATGAGCCATTTTCCACCGAAGGTAAATCCATCTCCCAACTTGAAGAAGAAATCAAGAAGGCTGAAACCTCACTTGCATCATTAAAAAAGGCTCTTGCAGACGGCAGCGGAACAAAAGAAGCAGTGGATCAACAAGAAGCTTATATCAAGTCGCTTCAAGACACTATACTTGAACGTGAGAAAGATTTGAGAGTAATCAATGAAGTCAAAACACAAATCTCAAAATTAGAGAAAGAGCAGGGAGAAACCGTAAGCGGAAGCAAGGAATACAATGCGTTACAATCACGAATTGACGCACTCCGTGCAAAGCTGCCTAAAACCAAATCTGATAAAGCGGCAGAAGATAAGCAAGCAAAAGAGCAAAAAGAGGCCGAGCAGAAACTTGTTGATGAACTTCTTGAGCTTCGTAAAAAAAATCAAGAGAAAGAAATCTCCCTCTGGGAAGAAGGTAAAGATAAGAAATTGAAGCAAATTAACTACTATTATGAAGAACAGAAAAAAGAAATTAAAAAGAAAGAGAAAGAGCTGGCCGAGTTAAACAAAGTAGCTAAGATTGAACCCTCCAAGCTTAATGAGAATGGACTAACAACTGAACAACAGGAAAATATTGATACCGCAAATAGGTTAAATGAAAAGAATAAGAATAAACAGACCAAAGAAATTCTCGATGATGAAATTAACGCAATGAACGATTATCTTGCCGCTTACGGGAACTATTATGAAAAGCGTAATGCTATTATTGAGCAAGGCGAATCTCGTAAGGTAGGCAAAAACGAATGGGAACAGAAGTCTATTGACGAAGAAACAAAAAGGGCACTATCTGATTTGGATATAGAGGCGAATAAATCTACGTCTGCCATAAGTAAATTGTTTGACGATATGCGTCAACACACAGTTGCAGATATGCGTCTCATTGCTAATGAAGCTGAACGAGCATTCCAATTCTTGCAATCAGGCGAATGGGACGAAAACAAAGGTCTTGAATTTGGTATGACAAAAGAGACCTTCGACACATTGCGTAAATCTCCCGAAGAATTAGAACGAATTAGAAAAGGTATAGATAATGTCCGTAATTCCGCAGATCAATCTGAAACGGGGTTTAACAAACTAGCTAATGGTCTTAAAAAAGTATTCGATGCCGGTTCAAATACAAAAAAATTGCAAGATGGACTTGAAGAAATAAGAAGTGGATTAAGTGAGGTATTAAGTGTAGCCCAATTCCTTTCCGACACATTTTCAAATCTCGGAGAGGCTTTCGGATCTGATACACTGTCAGGCATTGCCGAAGGTATCAATGTGGCTATGGACGGCCTCAATTCAGCTATGCAAGGAGCAGAGGCAGGTGCTATATTTGGACCGATAGGTTCTGCTGCTGGTGCTGCCATCGGTCTTGTCTCCTCTCTTGCTTCCTCTATCGCAAAAATCCACGACGCAAAAAATGAAAAACGGATTCAGAAATTACAAGATCAGGTAGATACACTTGACCGTTCGTATGAAAAGTTAGGCAAGTCCATTGAAGCTGCTTACGGAAAGCGTGCTTCCAGCTTGATTGAAGACCAAAATAAATTGCTAGAACAACAAAAAGTACTTATTCAAAATCAAATTAAAGAAGAACAAGATAAAAAGAATACAGATAGCGACAGAATAAAAGAATGGGAAAATCAAATTGACGAAATAAACAATCTCATTTCTGATAACAAAGAAAAAGCTATCGATGTCATATTTGGTGAAGACCTAAAAAGTGCTATTGACAACTTTGCAGAAGCTTATGCAGATGCATGGGCTTCTGGCGAGAATAGGGCTAAATCTGCAAAAGATGTTGTAAAGCAGATGATGCAACAAATGGTAACAGAGAGCATTAAGGCAGCAATTAAATCCTCAAATAAAATGGAGGAAATACGCACTAAGTTGCAACAATTTTATGCCGACAACGTGCTTTCTCAATGGGAACAAGATTACATCAACAACATGGCTGAACAGCTTCAACAAGAAATAGATGCTCAATTCGGTTGGGCTGATAGTCTCATGGGAGAAAGTTCTACCACCGAACAAAAGTCGACAGCCGAAGGTTTTGAAACCATGTCACAAGATACAGCAACGGAATTAAACGGCCGGTTTACAGCGTTGCAGCTTTCTGGTGAAGAAATCAAAAATCAAATGATTTCAGCCGTAATCTCTCTAAATTCTCTTTTATCTGTATCAACTAATAGCAATTCTATACTAAATAACATTCTTAATCAACATGTGATTACGAATAGCTACTTAGAAGACATTGCAAAATATACGAAATTATTAATTGATATAAAATCCGATATAGCACAAGTCAATAGGAATACTAAAGATTTATAGATATGAATACAGTAAAAGAAATAATGATGGCTGCTTTACAAAAAGGAGCTTGCGATAAGTCTTATGGTGTTAGTGACTGGAAAACTCTAGTATGGTTGTTCTTTACACCACAAGGCATAGAGTTTTGTGAGAAGAACAACTTCCCTCCTATTGAAACGTTCCGTGAGATGAGTAATGATATTGCTAATTATTGCGTGTTTGTTGACACTAAAAATGTAAAAAGAAGTAATGATACCAATATTGCTTTAATAGGCAATACCAATGCGGAACTAGTATTTGACGATAATACTAGAGTTCACAAAGTTATACTCATGCATGGAGCCAGAGCTATAATAGTTGCCCGTAATTACGCAGTTATTAGACTTATAAACATACGAAATTGTCATGTAGAAATCAATAAAGACAAAACTTCAGTTATACTTAAATAAAATGGCATCGGGAGAGTTTTACATAAATGGGAAAGACTGCTATACAACTTGGGGTATAAGTATGGATACATCATCTCTTTCCTACTTAATGACACCGTCACCTTTAAAAGAGTTCATCGAAAACAAGTCTCGATTAGAAAATGGCAAACGAGTCCTGTCCTCTAATCCTAAAATCGATGAACGAAATATCACTTTAACTTTTAACCTGACGGCAAAAACGGAAGAAGAATTCTTTTCAAGATACAACAGCTTTTGTGAAGAATTGGCAACAGGCATAATAAATATAAAAACAAAGTATCAACCAAATATTACTTACAAAACAATCTATATTTCATGCAATCAATTTACGCAATTCATGAGAGGAATAGCACGATTTTCTCTAAAACTTGTCGAATATAATCCAGCAGATAGAAATTCATAAAAAAGAGCATGTTTTTCATACACTTTTATTATCTTTGACTGAAATCGTATGAAGATATACGAAACCATCATGATAGACATTAAAAACATACAAGGAGATACTATTTTATCAGTTCCTATAACAGAAGAATGTGTTCATGTAGAAGAATTGATGAAATCCGATTATGTAGAATTGTCGTGGAACTCGGACCAAAATGAAGAGATTCCGGTAGGGGCTTATATCATACTCGATGGTGAGAAATATTCTCTTTTGGATCCATATAATCCAGAACAAAAGAACGAGGTCGAATTTCAATACAAACCACAATTTCATTCGAAATTTATATCATGGGGTAAAGTGCCTTTTTTCATGTATTCTTATGATGAGAATAACGAGATAACTAATCGGGAGCCGGATTGGTCTCTTACCGATAACCCGGCCAATTTCATGAGTGTTATTTGTAAGGCTATCGAGAACGAAACCGGGGATACATGGACTTACGCCGTCGATTCTTCTCTTAACGCTTCCACTTCTTTATCTTTCCAATCAATCGACATATTGTCTGCCTTGAACAGTATAGCATCTGCGTTTGATACAGAATGGTGGGTTGAGAAAGATTCCATGATTATTCATCTGTCGAAATCCGAACATGGAGCTGTTGTTTCTCTCGAAGTTGGTGAAAACATCAATACACCTTCGGTCACAGAGGGAAAAGATGGGTATTATACCCGATTTTACGCATTCGGGTCAACTCGAAACATCGTACAGGAATACAAAGGTGCTAATGTCAACAATTTGGTCAACAAACGGCTGACTCTTGACCCTAAAAAATATCCGAACGGATATAAAGATATAAGGCCAAACCTTCAACAGGGAGAGATATTTAGCAAAATCCTCCAGTTCGATGATATATACCCTTCATCGGAACTCTCCATATCAGATGTCAGATTCCGTCTTATGTGGCGTATAGACTCGGAAACGAATGATAAAATACAGATAGGCACAGATGAAAACGGAGACCCTATATACGACCAATATGCGATATGGTATTTTCAAATACCGGAATTTAACTTCGAAAATTCCACTTATGACGAAGAAAAAAATCCGAATGGTATGCTTATACCCAATAAAGTACCTTCGGTACATTTCCAATCGGGGGCTTTGCAAGGTATGGAATTTGAGCTTATATACCATGATGAGAGTAAAACAATAACAAGTGATGATGGTATAAGCTTCGAAGTCAAAAAAGGAGATTTCGAGATTAAATATAAAGAGGAAGAAGGTAACTATATTATCCCTGCTATTACGGGACTTATACCGTCGGAAAATGACGATATTATCCTATTCAACGTCAAAATGCCGGAAGAATATACAGATTCGGCGTACATACGTCTAGAAACGGCTATGAACGAAGAAATAGAACGGCTTTCTTCCGACCAAAACAATTACCAGTTTTCATCTAATCCTGTGGTGTTCAATGAAAACAATCCTGATTTATCCATAGGAAGAAAAGTCGAATACATAAACACAGGATATTCATATGTTACTCGTGTTATAAGCCTTACAACCAAACTCGACTATCCTTGCGAACAGACTATTACCATCGGGAACAACCTAATAAAAGGGAATACGCAAGAACTGAAAGAAGAGGTTGCATCTGCTAATAAGAATATCGACTTGATTTCTGCCATCAATAATATGACGGCTTCCTTGCAACAATCGTATCAACGGACTGTAAAACAAATGCAGGAAGGATTTGCCCGTATTAACGATATGTGGAAATTCGACACAGAGTTGGAAAATACGATATACTCGAAATTTAATGTGTATTCACAGGGTGGAATATCCGCTCTTGGTGTATGGCGTGGAGAAGGGGGTGGCGGTGGCGAAGGAGGGCTCATCAAGCTCGTTCATGGGTTCGACGATCTGGGCGGCGTGTTCGACAACACCACGATGACGGAGACTTTCAACGCCTACACCATCAACGAGATTTGGAAACTCGCAAACGCCGGCGCATCTACGATAGGTACAGGCAATGTGGTGACGGCGGTCAGCAAGACAGCCCTCGGTATCGTTGTCACCAAAGGCATCACCCTGTACGATTGGGTGCAGCAGCCGAACAAGCCAACTTATTCGCTCTCGGAGATAAACAACGTGAGCGGTACATATACGGGGCTGACAGTTGGGCGTGCGGTCGAATCGGACAATGCGAAAAAGTTGAACGGACTTGACAACGGGGCTTTCCTGTATAAAAGGGGCGGCATGTATGAGACAGCCACCGGAAACGGGTGGTTGATTCGCACGAAAGTCGAAGAGGCCGAGGCGGCTATGTTGACGTTGCATCTGATCGGAAATGGATATTATAGCCGACGAATTATCAATACGATCGTACAGGCGTACAATTATGCCCCGAACGATGTCGAGTTTACGGCTACGGCCGGTACGCATTTCGGTGACGATTTGGGTGACGTGAAGGTGTTCTTGTACGGGGGACACGTGTGTTTTTGGGTTTCGGCCAAGACCGATTACCAGACCTGCTCCATATTCGTCTATAACACATACGGGGCTTTGAACGGGACTTGCGAGAACTGTGTGGAAAGCATATCGTTGTCTCCCATGCCGGCAGTCGGCGTGAGCAAGCTGACCGTGGTGACCCCGTCTGTCGCCTTGACGGATAACGATTCCATCGCCGCCGACAGGCTTAAAAATACCCGGACGATTTGGGGAAATCCGTTTGACGGATCGAACGATGTGTCCGGAAGTCTGTCGGGAGTCCGGGATATAACGATGGAGGGAGACATCGATGGAGCGAATCTAATCAGGGCTACGGGTATAAACCTTTCGACCGGGAGTAAGTATGTATCCATCTCCGCCGGAAGGATTGTGGCGACGAATAACATAAGGTCAAAGGAGAGTGTCACATCGGACGGTAACATCACGGCCGGAGGGGATATATCGTCGCAAGGCAATATTTCGGCACAAGGCTCGGTCACCGCTCTAACGACTTCGGACAGACGTTTGAAGCGAGATTTCGACTATACCCGAAGTTATACCGACCGCCTCTTGGCTATGGGCAGGGTGTGCGATTTCCGATACACCGAAAAAGCACGGAAGCGTAACAAGGGCGGTGTGGACGGGGAAGCCCATACGGGGCTGGTCTATCAAAAGGTGAAAGAGATATTGCCATCGATGGCCTACGAGACGGAGGACGGTTACGGGGCTCTGAACTACCTGTCACCCGACTATATCAACACGATTGCCGGTGCAACGCAAGAGACAGCCCGTCTGGTTAAAGCCCTTAAAAAAGAAGTGGAACGATTGAAAAAGGAATTGTCCGAATTAAAAGGGAAAGGAGGAAAGTGAGCGTATGGCCATCGATAAAAACAAGATAGCAGCCCCGGTAGCGATAACCGACCCCTATAACCTGCTGGGAATATACCCGGCAAACGGGGTATGGGACGTGGCCGACATTGTTGCCCTCGAACGCCCCCTGTTGCAGGGTGGCCGTCCGGGACGTATCAACAAATGGAGCCGTCATAAACCCGTGCGCTATCCGCAGGCTGCGCCGCTATCCGACAACTATCCCCAACAGGCCGGCGGGGTCACGACATATATCGACCAGTGGGAAGGGAGCGACACCGACAAAAATCAGGGCATACGCTATGGGCTGAAAGCCACGATACCGCACGGCACGAATATCGTCGCTATCCATGACACCTCCTTCGACTATGTGGCCTATCCCCACCCGGGTACGGATTTTTGTCGCCTGAGCGATTTCGACGGCTACGACCATAACGCAAAACCCAATCTTACCGGAAGCAAAATTGATGAAATCAGTGCGGACGTGCCGTATCTTTTTGTCGACATCAACTATTACGACACTTCGGTGAATCCCACCGGTGTACCCGTCGAATCGTGGCTGTCACTGGCCTCCGACAAGAGTATCGGCGATTATTACCCGGCTATTTTGGTAACCGATGGAAATGGAAGCAGTTTTGCCCGATTGCTGACAAATACCTCGACAAATACCGTAACTACCTTGCGGGTGGGCAATGTGTGGTACTCTGCTTTCAAGGTAAAATTTTTCAGTGACGGTACTACTCCGCCGATACTTCCTGTCGGCCAGAGCGACACATTTCCGGGGGAGGATTCGGTAGGGGCAAATTTGAAGGTGACATTGTTCCTTATCGATAAGAAGTCGTTCGAATATTGGACAGGGGTCGACAAACAGATTACCGTGGCGGATTATTTCCCCATACCCACATCGATAGCCATGACAGCCGAGATAAACAGCACATATACCCCGATTAAAATCGTGGATTTCACTTTCCTTTCGAGTTACTTTCAGGTGCGTATCAGTTTTCCGAACGGAAATCCTCCGGTGGGTGAGAAATACACCTTCCGCATTTCGGGGTCCGGATTCCTCGCGATATATGATTACGAATACAAGGGAACCGGGATTCTCATTTTGAATATCCCTTTGGGGCCGACACATCCAGACCTTCCACCGGGAACCCATACCTATTACTTGACCTGTTCCGTGTATGGGGTCTCCTCGTCGGGCGAGGCCGGCGTCCAACTCGACTCCCTATCCAAAAACGTGACATTCGACATTCCCGACAGCGGGATTATCAGTTAACCATAAATACAAAACATTATGATAGAATTAGTAAAAATCAGCGAGAACATCAGCCGTTCGTTCAACGGAAAAGAGACTGTGGAAACCCTGCAAGCGGTCAATTACCGAATTATGGAAAACGGTGTGGAAAAAGGTCATGTCACTGTCGGGCAAGGCAGTTTTAACATGAATGTCTATTCCATGACCTCCACGGTCGAGGAAACGAAAGCTCTGGTGGAAAAAATGTTCAACACATTATCCGATGGCAGCGATGAGTGAAAAAGAGCCCATAGTGAAGTACTCGTGGGAGGATATTAAGTTTACCATTGGCTTTGAGGAAAAGAACGGGAGCCCGATCGATGCCGAGACGAAGAAGTTTAAGTTCATCTACAAGGACGAGGCCGGTTGTTGTTGCGAAGTGAGCTACGACGGAAAGACACGAAAAAACTGTGTGTTCCGTGACGGAGTGCTGTACGGCATATTCAATTCCGGGACTTTCCGCTATGGATTGCTCACGGTCGAGAGGCACTACTGGATAGAGGATGCCGATTTCGATGACGGCAAATGGGACTATGGCGATGTTTACAAAACCAATATAATCATCAAGTGATATGGCAGATAGTGATTGTATAATCGTTCATGAGCAGGTGGTAGTACCCGATGCCGCCGTGGTGGAGGAAACTGTTGCCTTGCCCGGTGAAAAAGGTGACAAGGGAGACCCTTTTACCTACGACGATTTTACGCCGGAGCAAATCGCCGAGCTTCAACGTCCTGCGACAGAGGCGGCGGCAGTCGCCAATCAAGCAGCTGAAAAGGCAAACAAGGCGGTCACGGATATAAAGGTTCTCGGTGTCACGTTGACGGCAGAAGAAGCAAAACGGGAATCGGCAGAAAGCAGCCGTGCCTCGGCGGAGAGTGAGAGAGCCGAAGCGGAATTCCAAAGAGAGACGAGTTTTTCCCAAATGCAAACTACGCTCGAAGGGCTTATTACTGATACCCGCACAGCCACATCGAACGCCAACACAGCGGCAGGAAATGCGGAGAATGCCGCAACGGAAGCTAACAACTCGGCAACTCTCGCTAATGCGGCAGCCAATAAAGCGAACCAAGCGGCGGAGAGCATAGACGATAAAATTTCAGGGAAACAAGACAGATTGATTAGTGGAGATAATATCGAAATAAAAGACAATGTTATTTCTGCGCAGGGGATAAACGGGAAATTATTCGAAGATACGAGTAAAACCTACCAGCTGTATTATTTTAAAAACGGTTTGTTTTTTTATTGCAACAAGGATAGCAGGCTTGCCTGTTGGAATGAACAGACAGGAGAAGATACTGTTTATGATGAAATCACGTTAAATATACATTCATATCAATATATTAGAAACTCTTGCTTCGTTTATAAAGACGGTAAAATCATTGTACCTAACAGTAGTGCCATCACCTGCTGGGATTTAGATACACGAACTAAGATATGGACTTTATCAGAACCGTACTATGATTGCAACTTCGTCGAATATAAGGACTTCGTTTATTTTTACAAAAATGATGGCGTTCTACGACTGATAGACTTTGAAACCGGTCTCACTGAAAAAGAATTCGATCTGAAAGAATTGTCCGGAGCCTCCATTTCAGATATTCAGAATTTCGGACAATGCGAATACAACGGATTCAATTATTTCCTGTCGTACAATAATTTGTTTAAAATCGACAGTTCCAACGGCGATATTTCATTTGTCGGGAAAATAGAAGGTTCAGGATATAACATTATCGTCTATTTCAACAGTGCGGCTTATGTTATCAGCCATCAAAAGATTTGTACGATAGAGATGTCAAACATAGAGAACGGAACTCTTGCCAAGAAAAACGAAGCGGGATATACCATGAATACTTATGTCAATGTTTCCCCAAGCGATTCATTGATGGGCAATGCGATTTATGGTTATGGATATAAACTCACTTTCAACAGCTTGTACTATAATATTTATGTATATGCAGATATAAATATGGACGAATATGTCGGGAGAGTGATAAAAGGAGATTTCGGGTATATTCAGATCCCTAACCCGAATTTGGGAAATGGAAAACTTCTGTATCCGAGGTATAAAAAATTCAATTGATATGATACAAGTTAAAATATACGACGAAAGAGTCACTAATATTTATTATGGCGAAACCCTGATAGAAGGATTCATACGAATAGATTCTATCCCATCTCCCGAAGAGATACCCGGAAAAATACCCGTGATGTATTACCGGAACGGGGCGATAGTCTATGAGTACGAGGAAGCACCGGAAACGACGGAGGACGGCACGGAAACACCTCCCGTACCAATGGACTACGGAGAAACGGTAAACGGATTGATCCGTCGGAAATATACCTTGTCGGAGGAGTTGGCGATACTTCGGCAAAGAGATACGAAAGCAGAAGAGTTCAAGGCTTATAACGCCTATGCGGAATCCTGCAAAGAGGAGGCCAGATTGTTAATCGAAAAACAGAAACATTGATATGGGAGGGATAAACGAGGCTACGGAGGTAGCCAGAGGGATAAGCGAACAGGGGTTCTTGGTGATGACCGCAGCATTCTTCTTGGTGTTGTCGGCCATGATGATGGTGGCCTGCTTCAAGTGGTTCAAGTCGATTATCACCAAGAGCATGGAGGATTACGGCGAATCCCTGAAAGAGCTTATTGAAAAGACGAACGACCAGAATAACATGTTGTCCGACATATCGGAAGGTCTTAGACCGGAAACGCAGCTTCGGATAAAGAACATATCGAACGTGTATTTCGATTTGGCCGTCGAAAGGGTTTGCAGAATCATCAAGAAGGTTAGGGACGAGAACCATATCGCCGACAAGGAGAAAACCTCCGGTAAGATACATACTTTGTTGACGAACCAGTACGAGGACAGGAATAGCCGTTTCGATTACTTTACTTATCGGGGTAAACGTCTTTCATGTTATACTAATCCCGAATGGATAGAATGGGTGGCAGAGGTAGTTACAAGCGAGGTGTATTCTGGGAATGTGAATAACGGGCGGGCATATACGAATGTAGTTTCTGTCTATGACCGTATCAAGCTCGATTTTTATCACCGATTAAATAACGAATAATATGAAGAAAATTTTGGAAAGAATCAAAGGGTTGTTATTGTCTATTCCCCACGACAAGCTGCTGCATTTTATCGCAGGAGGTGTCATCGCCTCTTTCTTCGCCATCGTGATAGGTGCGACGGCGGAATATTGTGTGCTGTTCTCTGCCATAGCTGGCTGTATCAAGGAGGCTGTCGACGAGTGGAAGAAGCCGGGGGCTTGGTCGTATGCCGACTTGCTGGCAACCATACTGGGCGGGCTGGTGATTCAAATCGAGGTTTGGATTGCCTGACGAAAAAAAATGAATTTTTATAACCCGGCGACGGGAAAGCGTTCTTTGACTTTTTGGAATCACCGTTTTAATGTTAAATATACAGTAAAAATTGAATCGTTTTTGCTTCTAAATAATCTTTGTTGTATATTTGTGCTACAAATTTTATTCGGATTATTTGATTTTAATTTCAGATTATCCCCAATTATGCCAAATCTTAAAGCAAAATCTGAGGAGAACATTCATGCCGCAAATTTGTTAATAGATAAAAGCTTATTTACGGCTTCTGTACATTGTTCTTATTATGCAGCATTCCAAATGTCGAAATATGTTTTGGCTAATTTCTGTGATGTTGGGTATAAAGAGCAAGATAATAATTCAAAAGGTCAAGGATCTCATCAATATGTTTCTACTGTTATGAGCAATAATCTTGAGAAGAAAAATAGATTTTACATGATTGATTATAACAGGCATTACAAAACAATAAAATACTTGCGAAACAAAGCTGATTATTCTACTGATTTTATTGATAAGGAAGAAGCGAAAGAGGCACTTGAATCATCAAATGGTATCATAAGGTTGTTAATTTCTAAATATTGTGAGTTATGAATGCAACGGATTTTATTATCTCCAAACTTAAATCGATTTCCTCGAAAATACCGGGAATAGGGATTAAGTATGCTTATGACAGACCTACTGATTTCCATATCGTGGAGATTTCACCTGAAAGCATAAGACTGAATGACGAGGAATATTTGGAAATGGAGTATATGCTATGGAAAGAATTTCAAAATTCATTCCCGGAAGAAGATTTATTGGTCACAGGTGTAAAAAAAATGAATAATATGGATAATATCCTATTTGAAAAGTCACTTCCTGTTGACTATGGGAAATATAGCTCTTTTAACCCGTTTTTTTCTATAAGGTTTAAACTTAGCCGTAAAGAAAATATCAATACAAATCAAGAGTATTCATATATAAATGATTCATATAACATAGCAGCATAGCATAATCATGGAAGAAAAGAAAGCGAAATTCAGATTATTAGATTTTAAGGTCGAACATTCCCATTTTGATATTGATACAAATAATATAAAAGAAGGTGATACTGACTATTCTATCGAGGTGGGAAGGCAGAATGGTATCAACGAGGAGAAACGAATATTCCGTCTTGGCCTTATGGTTAATATAAAAGATGCTAACAATGCAGTCAATATATCGGTTGAAATTGCTGGATTCTTTGAATTTGATTCTGATTTGGATAATCAAGCGAAGAATAATTTCTTCATGATAAACGCCCCTGCGATTCTTTTCCCCCATGTGAGAGCCTATGTTTCGGCATTGACTGCTTTATCGGGATTAAAACCGATTATTTTGCCGACAATAAATTTCTCGGCACACAAAAATAAAGACGATTAAAGATTGTATTTCAATTTGCTTCAAGCGGTGATTCTAAAAAAGTCACCGCTTTTTTTGTCGCCAAAAATGAAGAATGGATATGAAATACTTCACGATGAAAGAACTCACAAAGAGTTCGACGGCAGATAAACTGGGTATAGACAATACCCCGACGACCGAAGCGTCTGTTGCGCTGTCGAACCTTGTCACCCATGTTTTAGACCCCTTGCGGGAGATGTACGGGAAGGCGATAACCGTCAATTCGGGCTATCGTTGTCCCAAACTCAATGCCGCTGTGGGTGGTGCGAAAAACAGCCAGCACATGAGGGGTAATGCGGCGGATATAACGGCAGGGAACAAGGAGGAGAACAAGAAACTGTTCGAGTTGATTCGGGATAACCTTCCCTTCGACCAGTTGATTGACGAGAGCAATTACAGTTGGGTGCACGTGTCTTATGTGTCGACATCGAAGAACCGGAAACAAATACTGAGCCTATGAGACATATCGTATTCCTATTGTTGTTTTTGGCCGGCTTGGCTGCGACGAGTTGTACCAGACATGTGTATGTTCCGGTGGAGACGACAAAGAGCGACACGGTGTATCTGAACCGGGTGCAGCTCGATTCCATATACATGCGGGACAGTGTTTTCATCGAGAAATCGGGAGACACGATACGGGAGTTCCAATACAAGTACATATACAGGTTCAAGGACAGAATCGATACGATGTATATATCCAAGACGGATAGCATACAAGTACCCTACCCCGTCGAGGTAGTAAAGTACAAGACTCCCCGATGGTGCTGGTGGACACTCGGTGGCATTGTCTTGCTGCTTGTCCCTTACATCGTGAAATGTATAACAAAATTGAAAGGACTGGGTTTCTTGATATAATTTGATTTACGACTCCTTCCGGGGCTTCGGAGTATAAAGAGGAAAGCCTCAATCTCTTGCTGCTCTTCCAAAACGAACAAGAGACAACATCACTGGGAATGTTACGAGGCTTTCACAGCCTTTAAACAGGAACGTGATGTTTTTTATTGTGTCAACAATCTATAATTTAACAAATATTTAAAAAGGCAAGAGATATGAAAACCAATGAAATCTTTGAACACGTCTTGCAAATCGTTTGCGAGGAATGTGAGCTGTGTTACGGCGAATTGATTAACGGTGCGAACAAAAATGCGGTAGACGCACGTTGCCTGCTCATCTGTGCGTTGGTATCGCTCGGCTTCTCTGAGGAGAACACCGCCGCTTATCTTTCCATGACCCGACAGGGAGTGAACAAATTGAAAAACAGCCTGAAACAGCGGTGTTCGGGAAGTTTTATTCTGACAACGACAAATCAACGGGTCAGCAACAGGATAGCCACCGAAATCCGAGGATAGCAACGGCAATAGCCATACGTTTGTATGCGGCCGATATTGGCCGTAACCATCAATTATATCTATATGGAAAGAACGTATGTTTTCAATCAAGAGCCCAATGGTGGCGGAAGCAAGTTCGACATCATGGCTTTATTGCCCAACCTGATGGGCGGTAAAGGGGTCGATCCCGGACTCTTGGCCCTTCTCAATCAGGGAAGGAACAATCAGGACGCTTGGGGCGGAGGCATGTGGTGGATTTGGATTATCCTGCTGTGGTTCTGCTGGGGCGGTAACGGATTCGGAGGTTTTGGCAACCGGGGCGGGCTTCCTGCCGAGTTGAACGGCGATGTCGGACGTGAATACCTGATGTCGGCCATTCAAGGGAACGGTAATGCCATCAACCAACTCGCTTCGTCCTTGAACTGCTCTACCCAACAGTTACAATCCGCCTTGTGCAACATTCAGGGCTTGATTCAGGGTGTCGGCAACCAAGTGGGCATGTCCGCACAACAGATCATCAACAGCATTCAATCGAGTAATTGTACGCTGGCGACTCAAATCGCAGATTGCTGCTGCAAGACGCAAAACGCAATCGAGAGACAAGGATACGAAACCCGTATCGCCACCTCGGAACAAACCCACTCCCTCGTGGACAGCGGCAATGAGAACACTCGTGCCATTTTGGCGAAGCTGGATTCTATCCAAACTCAGGCTTTACAGGACAAGATCACCGCTTTGACGGCAGAGAAGGCTACTTTGGCGGCTGAAATCTCCCAACGGAACCAGAATGCGACCATTCTCAATGCGGTAGGGCAACAGATTGCTCCCCTCGCTGCCGGTTTGCAGGCTCTCCAAAGCGATGTGGACGGCATCAAGTGTAAATTGCCCAATACCGTTCCCGTGGTATATCCGAACATTCAGGCTGTAAACACGGACTTGTGCCGGGCTGCCGCTTATGGTGCTTATGCGGGCGATGTCGCATACGGACGCAGCGGTTACGGATGCGGTTGCAACAACTACTGGGGTTAATTCCAGTAAGAAAGGAGGTATATATGTGGCCTAACTTTTTTACAGGGTTTCCCTTTCCGTTCCCGACGCTGGGCAGGGCGAATTTCAACACGCTGCCCACGGTGGCGGTGACGGTCGGCACGGAGAACGTGACTTTGGAACTTCCAAACCATGCGTTCCGTAACAGGGACTATGTGGGAGGATTCTATATCAATCTCCGTCAGGCTATACCCGCCGGAACGACCGCAACGCTTCCCATTCTCATCGGGACGAACGGGGACACGAGACCTCTGCTGGCTTACAACAACGAGCCGGTGACGGTAGAGAATATCGCCGGTACGGGGATCTATGAAATCCATTACAACAAGTACACCAACGAAGTGTATCTTGTCAACGGTGGGTACAGACCTACTACGGCGACGGCGGCAACCAACGTCGCTGCCAAAAGCAAATAATTAACACGGGGCTGCCTTTTATCGGGCAGTCCCATTAAATCAAAAAAACTATGTTTCAGAATCTTCGAGCAAACAACCAGTTATTTATCCTTCATAAGGACGAAAATCCCTTAGTGGATATAGGCTCCGTCGTCAGCGTTTCAGCTGCGAAGCCCAAGTACCCCATGCCGACACCTATCGGGCAGATACCCCAGATGGAAATGGTGGTGGACGTGGTGGTCTGCGTGAACGGGCAGAACACGACGTTCCAGAACTTGCCGGCAGGGGCGGACATCGCTGACTTCGGGCAAAACGGCAACATCGTCATATCTTGTTCCAGAGAGGCCATGAACTCGGAAGTGTCGGCTATCCGGCAAAAGAGCTTGGACGAACTGAACCGTCGTAATTACCACGAGAACGTGATTGCCGGGTGCGACAAGATATTGACAGTTTTGAATCCCGAATTTGCGGAGAAGCAAAGGCAGGAGCAGGAGATTGCCACCCTCAAAGGGCAGATGTCCGAAATGAGCAGAAGCATGGCCGACTTGATGGCCATGAACAAGAAACTGATGGAACAGCTCGGTGTTGCTGAAACTAAAAACAAAAAGTAATATGGGAATGTGGTCAATATTAGAAGAAGGCCGTGGATATGAAGGATTCAATGAACGCGGCGGTAGAGAGCTCGAAATGGCCTACAAGGAAGGTTGCGAGCACGGCTACAAGAAAGGCTATGAAGCTGCCATGCGGGAAATGCAGGGCGGCGATATGGGCTTCCGTGGCAATAATGGCGGCAGTTACGGCGGCGGGAATTATGGCGGAGGTTCTTCCAGTGGAATGAACAACCGTTATGCTCCCGGTTATCCTCCTTCGTACTATGACGAAATGGGGGAACGCAGACGCAGACGTGCCAACGGCGAGTTCTATTAATCGGGAGGGGAGAAATCCCCTCTCTTTTCAAAAACATAAAAAAGCAGTGTTATGAACCAACGATTAGACATTTATGATATTTTCCCCTCCGGCATGACGGAGTACCTTTCCCGATACGGCTGGCACTTCTCCAAGAACATGTGCGAGTGGGCGGTTTCCAGAATGAAGGCCGAAAACAAGGCCACCGGAAAGAAGGAAGAGATAAAAGCCCTTTCGAAAGAAGACGTGGAGGTCATCTTGACACAGGCGGGCGTGAAGTTGGAAAAGTCCAAAGGGTACGACCATGTATTTGTCGCCAATATGGGTAAGGCCGACTATTTGGAATCATCGATTCCCGACGATACCCATTTGGCTCTGTTTGTAAAGGACTATATCGACGATCCTGACGGTTACGACGGGTTGCCCTTTACACGTTTCTATGCCGACTGTATAGGTTCGGGTACTCCGATTATTTGGTCTGAATTAATATAATTCATATATTTGCATAAACTGAAATTTGTGCTATATGAAAGAAATTTGGAAACCAATTAGTGGATTCGAAGGACTTTATGAAGTATCTAATATGGGGAATGTAAGGTCTGTTGACAGGATCGTTAAAAGAGGGAATTGCTTTGAAAAAAGAAAATCTCACCTTATGTCTGCCGTTGTTTCTGATGGTACTCATGGATATTCTTTTGTAAACTTATATATGAATGGTAAAACATATCCGAAAAGAGTGCATCGGTTAGTAGCAGAAGCATTTATTCCTAATCCTGAAAATAAGCCTTGCATTGACCATATTAATACTATAAGGAACGATAATAGTGTTGAAAATTTAAGATGGGTAACATATAAAGAAAATGCTCTAAATAATATAACGTATTCTCGATGTAAGCAAAACACTTATTCAAAGGATGCGATTAGAAAAGCCTTAGAAACAAGAAAGAAAAACAATAAGAAAAGAGCTCCTAAAACTGTCTACCAATTTGACAAGCAAGGTAATTTTATCGCTAAGTATTATTCTGGGGCGGAAGCGTCAAGGAAAACTGGAATAGATCATAGCAGTATAATAGATGTATGTAATGGAAAATTAAATACAGCTGGAGGTTATTTTTGGGGATATGATAAGGATAAAGTTAATATCAGAGAATTGCCTGTTACTTCCAATGCAAGGAAAGTTTTGGTTTATGATAATCAATGGAATTTTATAAATGAATTTGGTTCTGTGTCAGAAGCAAGCCGTTTTACAGGTGTTTCAAGGTCGCATATAGCAAGAGCTACTAAAACTAAAAACCCGAAAGGTAAATATGGATTTAGATATAAAGAACAAAAAGACACGATTTAAAACATGATTGTTCAGGATTTCTACATAGCGAAATACGACTGGCACGTAAGGGTTTTTTACGCCGTTACCACCTACTGGACAAACACCATACTCCGGGAGCTGGAAAGGATCGGTTGTACGGGGAATAATCTGGAAAATGCTTTCAGAAGTTTGTCGTCCGGTAACTTGAATACAGGACTTACATATTCCAATTTCGAGCATCGACGGACGGTGATGGTAATTGCCATGACGACGAGTCCCGAACAGTTCCAAAACTCTTGGGACCATGAAAAGGGGCATTTGTGCAGGCATATATCCCGGACGTTCGGCATTGACCCTTACGGGGAGGAAGAACAGTACCTTCGGGGATATATCGGGCAGAAGATGTTCCCCGTGGCGAAGAAGTTCCTATGTGAGTGTTGCAGAAATAAATTAATTCGGGAAATACATGGAGATATTTAAAATCATACAAGCCATCTGTTCCGGCAAGTCGAGGAAGGAGGTTTATAACCTGCTTTCGCCGGAAGAGAAGGATACCTTGAATCGGGTTGCCGATAACGGTCTTTTGAACAGGAGAATGAGGCGAAAATTTCAAAGGAATATTCGGAAATGCAAATGATGAACAGGGAAATGCCGGGGTGAGAAGCTCCGGCATTCGTGTTTAATTCCATGTCAATCATTTTTGCGGAAAATCTTCCACAACTATACGAAAATAGACTATATCGTATAAAATAATGAGGAAAATTTTCCACATCATTCGTTTTGTTAAATATTGATAAATCATGAAATATTTATACTATAATATTTTGTATATACAATAAAATGTAGTATCTTCACCATGTAATCAAAAACAAACAGTAACCAATTAAAATAGAGTCATGTTACAGAAAGGTACAGAACAATACAAAGAAGCTCAGGAATTATCCAACAGACTTCAACAGATTGCTAACTATGAAAGATGGAATAATAACAATTCGTATGAGTTGCATTTCAACCCGTTCTATCGGTTTTTAAACGAAATAATCAAGTTGAATGTGTTTGCCTCCAATGTGGCCAAAACGATAGATGAAAAATGCACTTATCCGAGTTTCAAGATTGCCAACATGTCGAGTAAGCAAGCATGGATACTTGCCTGTTCGGCGATCGAGAATAACATAAATCTTGAAGATTGTTATACACCAGTATGGGGCAAATAATTATAAATAAAAATTACTTATATATGGAAACGAAAAGAACAATGGTATTATCATTTCATGTTTGCCGAGGTGGCAGATTCTTTAACCCCGGTCATGTTGAATTTGTCGGAGAAGAAACATTCTCAGATGTGTGTAGCATGTTGTCAGATCGCTTGTTCACGAAAGACAGGGACGAGCATGGGAGGTTCTGCAAACCCTATATTGCAGACGAAGTGGGCACTGTCGTTAGTGAGGACGACGAGAACGGAAGAACAGGAGAGATAGACTTCGATGGTGATTATGACAGATATTATACTATCGAGATAGAGGATATAGACGACCTCAGCGACTCGGAATTGGAAGCCATAAGGGAGTATAAAGGGTATATAAGCGAAGATCTTGAACATCTTGTTAAAGTCGATGACGACGAGGAAAACGAGGAGGACGAAGAATGAAAAGGGAATTTCCACTATTCATTGTAGACCATAACCGGGCGCACAAGTTCGGAGAAGTCGACTTCATATACTGCTCGGACATAGACAATGGATTCATCGCCAAAGTCGAGTATATCGACGGCATTGTCGAGGAAGTCGGAGAGGATTACCGTATAGAGCCCGGATTTTCGGGGTCGAATCTCTCCGCAAAAATCAGCATTAAGCGTATTACAGGTAAAAATCCTGATAAGACTAAAATACGGGGCCTTTTAAAACAGGCTATGAAGTATTATACATCGCTATCGACATTCTCGGCAGACATCGGCAATATTACGGTTCGGCAAATGGTGTTGTTCATTGATACGCTGATTTTAGACGGTCGTAAGAATGCGATTGCAGCCGGTAGTGATTATAATTATAGGAATACGGTATTAACATCTATCGCATTTTTAGAAGCGATAAAGAAGGAATTAATAGGAGTATGACAATAGAAGATTTATCGAAACAAGTGCGTAAGATTCGCGAAGAAAAGGGACTGTCCCAATATAATATCTGGAAACAGGGTATGAACTTTGGAACAGTCATTGCCATTGAGAGTGGGAAGAATGTCAACTTGAACAACTTCCTTAAATACTGTGAGATTGTAGGAATTGATGTAACTTTGGAAGAGAAAAAACAAACAGATAATACATTCAACAAATATAAAAACAAGCGTAATATGAATAATTCAAATCAACAAATTTGCATTGGAAAAACGACCGATAGTTTCGAAGTGCTAAAAAAGTTATGCGAAGAAAAGGCTAAATCTTTATTGTTAACAATGGATTTTTCTTCTGAACCGACAAAATCTGTATCTTTTTGGACTTCAGATTTTCCTGAACTTATTTGTATTGGTATTTTTTTTAAAGAAAAAGAAGGTAACATACATTATGATTTAGATTTCTCACAAAGCACATTATAGCATTTGTAAGCTGATTGTATATAATAGGCTGTCCCAGATTCTATTTTGAGGCAGCCTATATTTTATTCTCCTTTAATTAACTTGATGTATTGTAAATTAGAGATGTCATATTTGTCTGGATTGTTTACATAATCAATAACAAGATTTATCACACATGAAGCTTGCTGTTTTCTTACTTTTGTATAATATCGTATTACACCTCTTGATGTATCAGAATGTCCCAAACAATAATCGATAATAGAATCTGGAACGCCTAATTCAGATGCCATTTGAGCAAATGTTTTCCTCGCTGAATAATAAACAACCTTTTCCTTTATCCCCAACTCCTCGCACATTTTTTGTATGCACTTTGACAAATAGCTCCTAAAATTATTATATGACAGTTTGTATCCGAAATCTAATTTCCCGGTTTTATTATTTATCCATCTTTTTATGATTGGTTTTGCGCATTCTGGAATATCAAAACTAGTAACAACTTGTTCATCTGTCATATTCTTTGCTTTTTGTCTTATATATGAAATTATATTCATATTTCGGAAATCTATATCTAATAAGTCTATAAGGTTTATCCCGCCCAAATAGAATGATAGGCAAAATAAATCACGAGCCATAACTAATTTTTTACTTGTTGGGTTCGATAATCTAATCATATTTATAGTTTCGACACTAACACATATATCTCTTACCCTTGATGCCGATATTTTAATAGAATTAAATGGATGCTCTTGTATTATAACATTATGCTCTTTAATAGCACGATTGATTATTGTTTTTATATTTCTTAATTCTATAGAAATCGAAGCTTTCGACAATGATTTTTTTCTCAAAAACTTATCATAATTACTGATAATATCCTTATTTATATCTGTGATAAGAAGATCTCCATTTGTAAATTCTGTAAATTTACGTAAACTCCTATCCATGATACCAGCATATCCTTTTTGGTTATTTTCTAACAAAGTTTTAATATACAGTTTACATATTTCAGCAAAAGTAGGAATCTCATCACTGGACGAATTTTCTAACATATTCTTCAGTTGAGCACTTGTATATAGACCTATGTTTCTTATATTATCTAGTTTTTCCTGATATAAATTAAGAAGATTTCTCAGCTTTGTATTAATGATAGCCGCATCATTTCGTTTAACAACTTGACCATTTTTAAATTGAGATTCAGAATCTATTACGAAACGGGTAACAATGTAGCTTGTCACTTGCTTATGACATATTGCGATTCTAATTTTATGAGAACCGTTTTTTAACTTCTTTGCAGGAATAATTGTTAATTTGATAGTAGCCAT